TAGTAATGGATATACTTTGATTAATGATATGTTATGGAGACATAAGATTTTTTATAAGAAAGGTTATGAAGAAGCATGGGGTGGTGGTGAAATTAAAGATCCAAGTCCTACTCCAGAATTACTTACACCTACAACAATCTATGCTCCTTTAGTTGCAGATTTAGTAGAAGAGTTTCCTATTCTTGGTATGGCACATATTACTGGTGGTGGTATTGTAGGTAATCTTCCACGATGTATTCCAGATGGACTTGAAGCAATAGTAGATTATAATTCATGGAAGATGCCCAAGATCTTTAGTAAGATTATGCTTGCAGGTGAAATTCCTGAAGAAGAAATGAAAAAAGTATTTAATCTTGGTATTGGATATTGTTTGGTAGTTCCTCCAGATATTGAAACTGATATACATTTAAGCATATATGGACATGGATTAAAGTCTTGGACAATAGGTAATATTACAAAATACAAATAAACTTGCATATATAGTATACCTGTGTTAGTATATTAACACATCGTTCAACCTCTTTGGAGGTCGCAAGTAAGCCGACTCGGAACGGATCGTTCATCCTTATGGAACTACTTCTCGCTGGTCTTTTAAGTTGTGAGTATGCTACAGGTCTGGTTAACCAGATTTATGAGCAGCATACTGACACTCCAAAGTCTGAACTCATTCAGATTGTGGAAGAGAGTACTGAGAAGGGATGCTTTGAGGACGCACAAGTTGACTAAAGGAACGGATTAAAACCCCTACTACTTTGGAGAAACCCAATGGCAAAAGTCACTTACCGTGGAGTCGAGTACGACTCTACAGAGTACAACAAGAAAGTACTCGCTGAAGCACAACAGCATAGAAACTTCGATCTAATGTATCGAGGAATCAAAGTTTCAAAGAAACTTACTGCTGCTTGATAAATAAAACAGTTCGAGATGGAAATAAAGAGGGGACTTTACACCCCTCTTTTTTTGTACTATAATTAGAGGAGGTAATGAATGTTACACATGAGAGAACAATTATTAAGAGCAGTCTTAGCACATGCTAGTGGTGAGATAGAAAAGCATAAAGCAAACGTGAATGTTTATCTTGAACATCCAGCAGGTATTGGAGAGCATTCGGATATTACAGAAGCAATTCAAGTTGAAGTGGATAAGATTGCACGTTATCATGATCAGATAGAAGTAATCAACAAATATTTTAGATCAAGTAGTACTATGTCAGATATAGATAGAAGATCCAGTGAGACATGAATAAAGGTAAGTTAAAAGTTTTAATCATGGCTCTTAAGGAGATTGTTGAGGAGTTGGAATCGGAAATTTATTCTGATACTAAATCTTATACTGAACCTCCTAAAGATGATGAGGTACCTACTTTTTCTTCTATTCCTCTAGACTTTGATGAATCTTATGATGAGGTTGGGTGCTGATAAACATTATAAATAGGTTTTCGTCGCATTAGAAGTTAAGTTAAGGTTTTAATGGAAAAACAATCAAGTGATAGAAAATTGGCAAAGAAAATTCTTAAAAGAGCAAAGAAAAATCCTGAACTTTATAGTAAAGAGGAAGTGAGGTATGCTAAACTATTCAGAAAGCGAACTAAAAAATTAAATCATGAGTCAACAAATCAAACTAGTTAATGTAACACCTGATGCAGAAAAGATGATTGCATATTGTGCAAGAGTCTCTAACCCAAAGAATCAGGACAATGAAAAAATTGATAAGTTATTAGAGTATTGTATTAAGCATAATCATTGGTCTATATTTGAAATGGCCAACATGGTTGTAGAAATTGAAACTACTCGTGCTATTGCTGCTCAAATATTACGTCATAGATCTTTTACTTTCCAAGAATTTAGTCAGAGATATGCAGACACTAAATTGTTAGAAGAAAAGATACACTTTCCAGCATTACGTAAGCAAGATTTAAAGAATCGTCAGAATTCTACTGATGATTTAGATGAATTTGTTAAACAAGATTTAGAATTAAAGACTCAAAAGTTATTTGAGTCTGCTCAAGATCTTTACAATGAAATGTTAGAGGTTGGCGTAGCAAAAGAATGTGCTAGAATGATATTACCTTTAGCAACACCAACTAGAATCTATATGAATGGTTCTGTGAGATCGTGGATTCATTATATTGATTTACGTTCTGCACACGGAACGCAGAAAGAACATATGGAAATTGCTCAAGGAGCAAGAGATATTTTCTGCCAAAATTTCCCTATTATTTCACAAGCATTACACTGGAACTGATATGAAAAGAGTATTAATCACAGGTGGAGCAGGTTTTATTGCTCATCATTTAATTGGACAGATATTAAAGACTACTGATTGGGAAATTATTAGTCTGGATAGATTAGATTATAGTGGTAATCTTAATCGTCTTCATGATATTATGTTAACGTTTGATCCTGGAGTGAGGAAACGTTTGAAGATAGTTCATCATGATCTGAAAGCAGAACTAAATCCATTAGTTAGAAGTGAGATTGGTAATGTAGATTATGTTCTACATCTTGCAGCAGGTTCTCATGTGGATAGAAGTATTGATTATCCAATGGAATTTGTGATGGATAATGTGGTAGGAACTGCTACTATCTTAGACTATGCAAAAGATTTAGATAATCTAGAGAGATTTATTTACTTCAGTACTGATGAAGTATTTGGTCCTGCTCCCGATGGAATTAAATACGAAGAGAATGATAGATATAATTCTACTAATCCTTACAGTGCAACTAAAGCAGGAGCAGAAGAACTAGCAGTAGCATTTGAAAATACATATGGTCTTCCTGTATACATTACTCACACAATGAATGTCTTTGGTCAGCGTCAGCATCCAGAGAAGTTTATTCCTATGTGTATTAAGAAGGCAAGAGATGGAGAACCTATTACTATTCACAGCGATAAGACTAAAACTATTCCTGGTTCTCGTCATTATATTCATGCAGAGGATGTTTCTAATGCAATTTTATTCTTGTTGAATAATAATATTTCTAATGAACCTACTTGGGGTGGAGCAAAGTGTCCTAAGTTTAATATTGTAGGTGCACAGGAATTAAATAACCTTGAGTTAGCACAAATTATTGCACAAGCACAAGGTAAGGAATTAATATATGAGATGGTTGATTTTCATTCATCACGTCCTGGCCATGACTTACGTTATGCATTATCAGGTGAGAAGATGAAACAGTTGGGATGGACTCCTGCAAAAGATGTTAGAACAAGAGTTGCAGAAGTTGTAGAGTGGACTTTAAATAATCCTCGATGGATTAAAATGTAATTCATAACTTCTTGTCTAATAAATAAAACTACACATTATTAAGAATTGTATGCCTACATATCCTGTAATTAATTTGAAAACTAAAGAAAAAAAGGAACTCTCTATGTCAATGATGGCATATGATGAATGGAGAAAAGAGAATCCTGATTGGGATAAAGACTGGATGGCAGGGGTTGCTGGAGTCGGAGAGGTTGGTGAGAGTCTTGATAAATTAGTCAAGAAACATCCTGGATGGAATGAAGTACTTCATAAAGCATCCAAAGCTCCAGGTGCCAAAGTAAGACCTATCCCCACTTAATTTTTATGCCAAGAAAGAAAAGAACAGATCAACCTATTGGGGTTGGTTTAACTGCCAAGCAAATGAAAAGAAAAAAGCCTATTAATGCTGATTATCTTTTAGACATTGAACCTTTAACTGATAATCAGAAACGATTATTTGATGCATATGGAAATGCAAAAAATATAGTTGCTTATGGTGCTGCTGGTACAGGTAAAACTTTTATCACACTTTACAATGCATTAGTAGATGTACTAGATCAAAAAAGTCCCTACGAGAAAATTTATATTGTAAGGTCTCTTGTCAGTACTCGTGAGATTGGGTTTCTTCCTGGTGATCATGAAGATAAGTCTTTCCTTTATCAAATTCCTTATAAGAATATGGTGAAGTATATGTTTCAGATGCCATCTGATGCTGATTTTGAGATGCTATATGGTAACTTAAAATCTCAGGAGACTATAAGTTTTTGGAGCACCTCATTTATTCGAGGAACTACCTTTGATAATGCTATTATTATAGTAGATGAATATCAAAACTTGAATTTTCACGAACTTGATAGTATAATAACCAGAGTAGGAGAAAACACCAAGATTATGTTCTGTGGTGATGCTACTCAAACCGATCTTGTTAAACAAAATGAGAGAAACGGGATTCATGACTTCATGAAAGTCTTAAGACAGATGCCTTCTGTTGAACTAATTGAATTCGGTCTTGATGATATTGTTAGATCAGGATTGGTTAAAGAATATCTTGTTTCTAAAATGGAAATTGGTTTATGAGTTTTAAACATGTTGATGTGAATCTTCCTTCATTAACTCGAAAGACAATTGATGGAGTAAGATACTATGATATTCCAGGTGCAGAAAACAAAAAGTTTGTTTCTATTACTTCGGTAACTAGTTTTCATAATCGAAAGATTTTTGAGAACTGGCGTAAGAAAGTAGGTGAAGATGAAGCAAACAGAGTTACAAAAGCGGCTACTAGTCGTGGAACTGATACTCATACCCTTACTGAGTGTTATCTTTATGATAGAGAACTCCCTCCAGTCCAACCTTTATCTGAATATCTTTTTAAAATTTCTAAACCAGAATTAAATAAGATAGATAACATTCATGCTCTTGAAAAATCTCTTTACAGTGAGAATTTGGGAGTTGCTGGAACAGTTGATTGTATTGCTGAATATAAGGGTGAATTAGCAATAATCGATTTTAAAACTTCAAAGAAACCTAAACCCAGAAAATGGGTAGAACATTATTTTGTTCAATGTATGGCATATGGTTGTATGTTATACGAATTAACTGGTATTCCAGTTAAAAAATTAGTAATCATTATGTCTTGTGAAAATGGAGAGTGCGTTGTCTATGAAGAATACAATAAGGGGAAATACATTAAGCTCCTTGGAGAGTATATTACAGAATTTGTCCAACAAAAACTTAAACAGTATGAAGAAAGCTAATAGTCTTGATAAGGTAATTGAAAACAAATTCTATTGCCCTTCAAAATTTGCTCAAGAGATAGAACATTTGGTTCATCATAATTCTGATATGAATTATATTGATGCCATTGTATTCTTCTGTGATAAAAACAATATTGATATAGAATCAATATCTAAACTCATTAGTAAACCATTGAAGGAGAAGTTAAAGTGTGATGCAGTTGAACTTAACTTCATAAAGAAAACTTCCCGTGCCAAATTGCCGATTTAATTCCAAAAAAGGGCGGAAAAAAACTCGGCAAAAAAATTGCTCTATTACTTTTTTATATTATGCCATCTAGACACGAATTATTACATTGGAGACTTCAGGCAATATTGCGTGATCATACTATGCCTGATCTTGAGTATATTGGTGAACGTTCTAGCTATAAAAGTGGTAAGATGGTTCCACATTATCGTATAGGAAAAGCAGAAGTTCCTGTTGATGCTATTACAGAATTTGAAGCTGAGGAAGATAATGATGCCATTTGAAGCCTATACATCATATCTTTCTTTAAAGAATCATTTTACAAAGGAAAAATATGACTATCATAAGTATGCTGGAAAGACTAGAGCAACTGTAAGAGCATTTTATAATCGAAAGGATAGATATTTCTTTGAGAAACTGTCTAGGCAAAAGAAAGATAAAGAAGTTGTAGACTTTTTTGTATCTAATTTTGTTTCTTGTACAGATCCTCAAACTTTATGGATTGGTGATATAATAAAAAATGGTGAATCGGTATATCATGACTGGCAGAAAAGAGTACAATCTCTTTCTTATTTCTTTAAGGAAGAAGTGGAGAAATTAGTTGAAAATAGGAAATTTGATGAATTATTTGAAATAAAGGATAATAGACATCCTATCATTTTGAAAGAATACTTAAAAAAGAGCATATCTCTTGAAACTTTAATTGTTCTAAATTGTATAATTTCTTATAAAAATGATTTTGATAAAAAATTAAAAGATCCTATTTGGGAACTTATATCATTAAAAATAGATAAATATTCACCCTTCTTAAATATAGATATATTTAAGTATCGTAAAATTTTAAAGAAAGTAGTTGTAGCAGAAAAATGAGTTTTTTCGATTCTGAGTTAATAAAAAAAGAGATGGATGAGATCACTCGACTCCAAGAACAAGTTTATGGAAATACTTTTTCATTTTATCATATGGATGATGAGACTAAATTAGAGCATGTTCATCTTTTAAGAGAATTGCTAGAAAAGCAAAGAATAATGTATACTAGATTAAGTTTATCTGATGATCCTAAAGCAAAGGATATGCAGAAGCATATTTTAGATTCTGCCTCAATGATGGGACTTCCTGATGCTGTAGATATGAATGTAGTCTTTGGTAAAATGCAAGAAATGGTCGATGTTATGGAAGCAGAATTAGAGGGTTGACATATAAATAGTACTGGTATATACTATATTTGTTGAGACGACGGTTTCGACACGGGAGTGACTGAATAATCTTTCTGGCAAACGCTGGATAAGGTGATGAGACACAGGTGGTGCTGCACCGAAAGGTGAATCGACTTACCAGTCGGGTCTCAGGCAGAGGCGAAAACTTACTAACTGTAGTAATGCCCTCCTCTTGTTGGTAATACAGGAATCCAACCTCCCACCCCCATAAAAGCCAAATCTAAAAAATCCGAGGTAATCTGAATGTCTTTTGCAAGTCTGAAGAAACAATCTTCACTTGGTTCTCTTACTAATAAGTTGGTTAGAGAAGTAGAAAAAATGAATTCTACTGGTAATGAAGCAGATGAACGTCTGTGGAAACCAGAACTAGATAAAACTGGAAACGGTTATGCCGTTATCCGATTCCTTCCTGCACCTGATGGAGAAGATCTCCCTTGGGCAAAACTCTATTCACATGCCTTTCAAGGTCCAGGTGGATGGTATATTGAAAACTCCTTGACCACTCTTGGAGAGAAAGATCCACTTTCTGAGTATAATCGTGAATTGTGGAATAGTGGTAGTGATGCAGATAAGGATACTGTTCGTAGACAGAAGCGTAAGTTAAGTTTTTATTCCAATATCTATGTTGTAAAGGATACCCTTAATCCTCATAACGAGGGTGGAGTATTTCTTTATAAGTATGGTAAGAAAATCTTTGACAAGGTTATGGAAGCAATGCAACCAGAGTTTGAGGATGAATCACCAATCAATCCTTTTGATTTCTGGGCAGGTGCTAACTTTAAGTTGAAGATAGTTAAGAAAGATGGTTTCTGGAATTATGATAAGTCTGAATTTGATAAGGTATCACCTTTACTAAATGATGATGATGCATTAGAAGCACTTTGGAAGAAAGAGTATTCTCTGACTGATATTGTTGCTGGTGATAAGTTTAAATCATATGAGCAATTAACTAATCGTCTTAAGACCGTTTTAGGTCAGAAATCTGCTCGTCGTGTAGATGAAGAGGTATTTGAGGAGGATAGTAATCGTACCAATGTTAGTGCAGATTACCCATCATCTAAACCAGATTTTGCTAGTCGTAGAGCAGAAGAAACTGTTGCTGCAGCAGTAGCAACTCCATCAACATCAGTTAGTGATGAAGATGATGCTCTTAGTTATTTTCAAAAACTAGCAGATAGTTAATAACTACCGTATAATCGAATATCCTCTGCTCTTTTCAAGGTGGGACTCACATACTGAGTTCCACCTTCTTTATATGGAATTTCCTCTTCCATTTCATCAAATATAACTTGAAGATATTGAGGTTTTACTATAAAAATAGATCTTTTATCATTTTGTAGAGATTGTTCATAATCATAATTTGTATATTCATCAGTAATGGTAGTTCTTGTTTCTTCTGTCTTTCTTCCCGAATCATAGAAAGTAATGCTAAAGTTTTGAGGAACTACTTTACCCTCCATTAAAATAATTTTACCTAATGAATCTGTTACTCTTTGGGTTCTGTATTCTTTTACAGCATAAATTTCTTCATGTGAACCGTATTTGTCCATCAAATAATTATGGAAATCTTGTTGCGTAAGAGGCCATTCACTATAAACATTAAGAATATTATTTGCTGCTAATATTAACCAGTCTAAAGAAGGATCTTCATATACTTCATATGCAACATTATCAGGTCTTTGATCACCTACGATATCAAATTTAGCAAACATTGATGTTTGTGCAAATGTATTATCTGATAATTTTATTCTTCTGAAGAAGTTTTTAACAGTATTATAATCACCAATGGATTCTTCTCCTGGCAATCTACTGTTATATTCAAAATTTGGTAGTTGTTGAAAGTATGTAATTGACATTTTAGTATCCTATTCCATGTGAACCTTCATAATCATCTTGATATATTGGTACAATTTCTGTAAGTGTTAGTGCTACAGAGTATTGGGTCATAGTTGCTTCTGCATCATTATATGTTGAATATGATCCTGCAGGAGTGTAGTTAGTTGTTACAGACTGCATTGCACACATTTTAATTCTATTTAAACTTTGATGTAAACCACCATTATGAATGTATTCTATTTTCCATGCATTTGGTTGCATTAAGAATGCTTTAGTATTTGCTCTTCTAACTGCTGATTTTTCTTTAAAGAATTGAATAATTTCTTTGACTGTTTTTGCTTCTTTAGCACTTCTAGGTGATAATACAAAGTTAAACTGAAAAGGTCTTAATTGTGGTCCTTTAAATAGAAGTTCTAAATTAGGGTTAATTACTTGCCCAGTATCCCTTGCTACTACATTTTTGCCTGTTATCATTTTTGCTAACTGAGATGCTATAACGTCCTTATCAATTCCCTCAACATCATCTAGAGCCTGTTTAGCTTGTGCTTCTACTTTATCCATTTCACCAGCAATTGCACCTGTAACACCTCTTGCTGCTGCCATTTCTAAGAAGTTTAGTGTGTCCTCACCCCAATTAACTGTGTTGGCATCATTTATTGCTCCTTGAATTGGAAGAGTGCATCTTCCATCTTCAGTATATCTTTTTCCTGTTCTTTTTAAAGTTGTAAATTGAATATAATCTTGATCTTCACGACGTTTTTCAGGATAGAACAAATCACCTTGAGATTTGTATTTTGGAATATTGCTTCCATATCCATATTTTGGTTTTGGATCACTATAATGAACTTTTGCACCATCATTGGGTAGGTAATTTCCCAATGACTTATAATATATTTTTTTCTCTAAAGTTCTGAGCTCATTTAGTTCATCTATTGTAGATGAATTATTAGTTGCTAATTGAAGTGTTGCTTTTTTTGATGCTAGATTTAATTTATCTACTTGCTTATTACCTAAAAAGAATTGATTATAGAGTGTAGAGTCCGATATTGTTGGACCAGTATCAGCATTAAAGGTATATACTAATGTTTCTACAGCATTTTCATTATTTGCATATATTTTAAATTCACCAGTTATTCTATTTGTAGTAACTTTTAGTTCTGATATTTTTGTCGTAGTGCCTTTATTTGTTCCTGTTCCATATGGAATACTTTGAGTATAACCTTTATAAGTTGCGGTATACTCTATAGTTTTTCCTGAAACTAGTTCCCAACCTTGCGGATCGCCTTGTGCCAACGTTATATACTAGTAAGATGTTATATTTATTTATTAACTATTTTAGCATAGGGTATAGTTGTTAATATTTCAAACTCTTCTGGGTATACTAAATGTAAATATCCAACTACTTCTTGCCATGTATAATTTCTTACATTACCCCAATGAACATTAAATCCTTTGAATCCCCATTTTTTTAATTCTACACAAATAATTAAAGGAAATTGGTCATAGACAATATCGGGAGTTTTTGCCATATAGACAAAGGTATATGCAGCACCTACATCTGGAATTACTTCTGTCTCAGTAAGTGCTTCTGTTATAAGAAGCATTCTATCATCAGCATCAAAAGTATTCATTACTTCATCATATATGTTTTCTATTCTATTAGAAGTACTTTCTCTATAATCAATTTTACCTGTAAAAGTGTTTTCCATTAGAATAGTTCTTCCTCTGTTATAATTTTAAATTCTAATGATCTATCAGCACAAAATTCTTTAGCAGCGTTCCATTTTGCTTCATTTATAGTATATGTTTTCACCTCATTAATATAAGTCTTCTGTCTTTTTTTGGATGATTTGGTAGGAGGCATTGTTTGCCTTTTTGGTTTAACTTCAATCACATATCCTTTAGTACGTCCATTACTTTCTTGGACTTTCATAAAGAAGTCTGGAAAGTATCTATGAATTCGATTATCGAGAGGAGAACGATACGGAATGAAAAATTCTTCTGAGCACCATTCCAATATATTCTTATTCATGTCACAGTAATTGCAGAATTTTCTCTCCCAATTACTTCTACAAATGATGTTATTAGGGTTTCCTCTATACTTTTTTGGAAAAGCGGGATGATAGATGCTTTTATATGTTCTTCCCATCCTTTATACATAATATACAAGTTCTAATAGTATTTATAAAATGGTCGTAGGATTTATACGAGATACCTTTAGGGGTGGACCTGCTAATATATTACCTGATATACCTAAGAAGAGAACAGTATCTCAATTAAAAGCAAGGTTACTAAGACCTGCTACCACTACAAATTATGAGTTTTCAATGCGTCCTCCTGGGGCGGTTAAAGATTTTATGAATGAGAAGCAAGGAGCAGGATTTAATAGAGTTAATTTTGATAGTAATATGTATGAGTATATGCTTTTAGCATGTACTGAGACATCTCTTCCTGGAACAACTTTTGCTACTCATGATATAGTCGATGATTATACTGGAGTTAATGAAAAACATGCATATAGAAGAAATTTTGATGATACAGTAGATGCTACTTTTTACGTAGATCATGATCATAAAGCAATTAGAGTCTTAGAGAATTGGATGAGATTTATTGCTGATGAAAGAACTGATAATGGATATGCTAGAAATTTTTCTAATTATAATTATAGAATGGCATTCCCTGATGAATACAAAACAGATAGTATATACATTTATAAATTTGAGAAGCATTATGCAGCTAAGGAACAACCTGGAGATGTTTCAGATGTGGGGCAAGCAATTAAGAAAAACTTTGGTGGAGCATTGGATGCTATTACTTTTGGTTTAACTGATTTTGATGGTAGAGGTAGTTCTCCAGGACAGGTTGATCCAATAGTGGGTGGTACTGATAATAAATGGGGTGATCCTAATACTGCGACAATATATAATTTTTTAAGAGCATTTCCAATTTCATATAATACAATGCCAATAAGTTATGATGGTTCTGAGTTGTTAAAGATAAATGTATCTTTTAGTTATAGTAGATATACTATGCAACAAAAAGTTTATTAAAAACGGGTATATATATAAATATACCACTGAATTTTATAGGATATTATGCCATTACCAAAGATTGCTACTCCCACGTATGAACTTGAATTGCCATCAAACGGAGAAACAATTCATTATAGACCTTTTTTAGTTAAGGAAGAAAAACTTTTACTTCTTGCATTAGAAAGTGAAGAAACGAAACAGATAACTACAGCAATTAAGACTGTTATAAAAAGTTGTATTAGTGAAAAAACAGTGAAGGTAGAAACACTTCCTACTTTTGATATAGAATACTTATTTTTAAATATTAGAGGTAAATCTGTAGGAGAGGAAGTTGATTTAAATATTATCTGTCCTGATGATGGTAAAACTCAGGTTCCTATTACTGTTGCTATTGATGATATTAAAGTAGTTCGAGATGATGATCATACTAATGAAGTAAGAATTGATGATTCATTGATTATGGAATTGAAATATCCTTCTTTAGAGGAGTTTATTAAGAGTAATTTTGATATTAATATGAAGAGTACAAAGGATACTATGCAACATTCCTTTGATTTAATTGCTGCTTGTGTTGATAAAATTTATAATGAGAATGAAGTTTGGGAAGGTAAAGATCTCACTAAAAAAGAGATTTTAGAATTCTTAGAGCAAATGAATTCTACTCAATTTAAAAATGTTGAGAAGTTTTTTGAGTCAATGCCTAAACTTTCTCATACAGTGAAAGTGAAGAATCCTAAAACTAAAGTTGAAAATGAAGTAATTTTGGAGGGATTGTCCAGTTTTTTCGGGTAGCCCTCGCTCATATGGATCTGGAGAATTATTTTAAGTTAAATTTTGCCTTAATGCAGTATCATAAATATTCATTAACGGAAATTGAAAATATGATGCCTTGGGAGAGGGACATTTATGTGGCTCTATTACAGCAACATCTTGAGGATGAAAAACTAAAGCAACAACAAAATAAATCTTAGATGAAAGCACCTCGGAACGCCAGAAAAAATGTAAAAACCAAGAATGAGGATAGGTATGGTGTAGCTGTTCAGATTCTTTTAGATTTGGATATTGTTGAGACTATAGAAGAAGCAGAGGAATTAGTTGAATCGAAGAAACAATTTATTGATGTTGCTAAGTTAGAAAATGTAGGGGTAAAAGTTGATAATATAAAGGAGATGGTAAGGAATTTTTATGGGATAAATGGTAATAAAGGAAAAACACAATTAGATAAAGATTCTGGTATACTTAGTTCATTAAAGAAAGCATATGCTCAAGGATACAATTTTGATCCTAAGAAATTTTTAGGAAGAAAATTATTCGGAGAAGATAAAGAAGATAAAGAAAAGTTATCTTCTGATCAAAACTTTATTCCATCTAAAACTAGTGCTGTTCCTCAACAGAAGTTAATACCAGATCCTTGGGAAGATTCTGATATTCCTCCAGAAGCACCCAAACCAACTAATAAATTAGGTCTTTTAACTGATATTCGGGAATCGGTTCAAGGTATTCTAGGTTTATTGGAAACTAAACAAGATGCACTTCGAGATGCAGCAGAAAAAGAGAGAATAGCAGCAGAAAATGCAGAAAGGGAAAAGGAAGAGGAAGATTTAGAAGAGAAGGGTGACGATGATGATGGTGGTGGTGCTTTGGAAAAAGCAGCAGCACCTGTTAAGAGTTTTTTAGAAAAAATAGGATCTTTCTTAACTAAGTTTGTTCTTGCGAAGACAGTTTTTGCTCTTTTTGAGTGGATGCAGAAACCAGGAAATAGAAAGAAATTGGATAATTTGGTTGAATTCTTAGTTGATTGGGCACCTGTATTTTTAACTGGATTCTTATTATTTGCTACACCTTTAGTTCCGATGATTACTGGATTCGTTGCGGTTGTTGGGGGTATGATTGCAAAAATGGCGTTAGCAGCTGTAGGAGTTGCTGGATTTATTAAGGCACATCCTATCGCTGCATTAACGATTGCTGGTGTTACGGGTTTAATTTTTGCTGCTAATGCTTTAGGTAAAAAAGATAAAAAGGATCAAGTTGGTCAGGGTAATAACTCTATAGATAAAAATCCTAATAGAGGTGATGGTGATCTTGATGATACATCAACTATTGATGAGACATCATCTACCACCTCAGAACAGTATACAAAGGTTGCTGGTGAGAAATTTGATCCTAAAAAGCCTACAGAAAATCAAAAACAGGCTATTCAATTAAAAGATATGATGACAGAGAGTCGTCAAGGATTTAATAAAGGTGGGCAAGTTCCTGGAAGAGGTGCTAATAAAGATACTGTTCCTGCTATGCTCACTCCTGGTGAGTTTGTGATGAGTAGAGATGCTGTTGATCAGTGGGGTGTGAGTACTCTAGAGGGTATGAATGCTGCTGCAGGTGGAACTAATAGACCAACTATTAGAGGTGGATATAATGAAGGTGGTCTTGTTAATCGTATCCAACCTGAAGATCTTATACATGTTAATAATGAAAGAAAACTACAAGGATTACCTCCTTTAGATAAGTTAACTTATGCAGCAGGTGTTGTACCTTCAGTTGCTAAAGGACCAGGTCCCAAAACATCAGAATATACAGATACTCATACAGATTATGAGACTATGACGAGAACCATTACTAAAACAATTAATGGTAAGACCACGAGAGAATCATTTAAATTATCTAATGAAGAATCATCAGAACTTCTTAAGGAACAAGGACTCCCATCTATGACATTGGCAGATGGGTCGATAGTTGTTGATTCTGCTTCATTTAATTATGACAAAGGGATTGAGGCACTTCAATCATGGAGAGTTCAAATGGCAGAAGAAAATCCTAAAGCACTTGCCGAATTTAATGCACTTCCTGATGTTATAGAAATGGATCAACGTATTGCAGATGGATCTCTGAGAGAGGAAATTGTAGGTGGTTCCAGAATGCATAAGAAAGGTACGAAAGAAAATCTTATGCAAAAAAATATGAATAGAATCGAGCAAATGGATGGAGGTGAAGGTGTCAAGTTGATGAACTTTAATGGTGGTGGATTAGTTCAGTACCTTAATAGGGGTGGTTTAGTTGAAGATTATAAAGCATTAAAGTTGGAGAGGAGTCGTCTTCAGAGAGATCCTGATGGTAGATTAACAGGAAAGAATAGGAAGAAATGGAATCAACTCTCGAAAGAGATGGATACACTTGCGAAACAAATAATTTCATATGATAAATCTACTTCCACTAATAAGAAGACCACTAATAATAAGAAGAGTAAGAAAGGTGGTGGATTTGGATTGAAGCGTATGATTGGGGGTGCTGCTGATATGGCAACAGGGCATATGTTTGATTTTGATAAAAGAAGTGGTGGTGGTCTTTTAAGGAAAACTGCTAAGGCTGGTGCTCGTGTTGCTGGAGGAACTGCAGATATGTTGACGGGTAATCTGTTTGACTTCGATAAAAGAAGTGGTGGTGGTCTTTTAAGGAAAACTGCTAGTGCTGTTGGTGGATTGTTTGGTGGTAGAGATAAACCACGGAGAACACAAAGTTCTCGTAATATAAGACCTTCTCAAGATCCTAATTCTTTGAGATATAAGCAGATACAGGCGTTAAGAAATTCTGCAGAAGGTAATATGAATAAAGGTACTATTACAAAAGAACAGTATACAAAGGTTGCTGGTGAGAGATTTGATCCTAAAAAGCCTACAGAAAATCAAAAACAGGCTATTCAATTAAAAGATATGATGACAGAGAGTCGTCGTGGTAAAGATCGACAATTAGGTCCTGATACTATGGGATCAAAGAGAATGAAAGTAACTATTCCTGAACCCAGAGTTAAAAAAAGAGGAGGTTCTAGTAGTAGAGCAATTACTCTTCCTGCTATTAATCAATCTTCAGGTGCATCTAGTTCTAGTTCATCACTTCCTTCTCCAAAGGAGCAGGTTCCTGATTTACCAATTAGTACTAATCCAACTAGGAGAATGAATAGAGCTATTATGGGATTGGGTGGTTAATATGTCATTTTTTGCAGGATTAAAATCTTTTCTCACTCCAGAGTCTAAGGATGCTGTGGAGAAAGATAAATATGATGCCAAAAAGAAACCTGTTGCTGTTTCAAAACCTACTGATACTAAGGTTCCAATACCTCCTGATGTTCCTGATGTAGATCCTAAAAGTTTTATAGACAATAGAGAGGGTGGTACAGAAGAAAAAGAAATTATTGTTATTAAAAAAACTGTAGTAAATATTCATAAGGTATTAGAAAAGAATGCTACTATAGAATCTGATTCATTAAAGAAAAAGAAGAAGAAAGGGGGAATATTATCTAATATAGGGAATATAGGGAAGAAAATGTTATCTCCTATTAAAGGAGCAGCATTTAGTATTAAAGGTTTTCTTATAAAATTTATTGGTGGATGGCTTTTAATTAATTTACTTCCTCATTTCAAGAAATTAGTGGGTTTGTTTAAAGGGTTGGTATCAATTCTTAATTGGATAGGTGGATTTGCTAAAAATTTATTAGTTGGATTAATTGAAATTGTTAATGTAGGTGCTAATGTATATGATTGGGCATACAATAATATAGAAAAAACTTTTGGTGAAGATGCAGCTAAAACATTTGAAAAATTTACAAGTGTTTTTAATAATCTAGCTAAATTAGCAGTAATTGCTGCTTTAATCTCCATGAGAATGGGGGTGATGGGTAATATACTCAAGTGGGGTAAGAAATTATTTGTAAAGGGTGCAGTTAAAACGGCAGCAACAACCGCAGGTACTGTAGCAGGTACTGCTAAAACATTTGCAATAGGAACTGCAAAAATAGGAGCAGGTGCAGCTGCTGGTGTTGTTGCTGGTGCTGGACTTCTTGCTTCTGGTCTTGGTGAAGGTATATTTCAACTTGGTAAAAAAGGTTATAATGTAGAAGCTGATTGGAAACAAAAAGCTGATTCAAAAAAATGGTGGAATCCTATGAAATATTGGTGGGGAATATCTGCTGGTATAATGGGATTCATCAATCGTGTATTTAGTGCATTTGGTGGTATATTGGATGTTGTTGGTGCTCCTTTTAGAATGATTATTGAGTTAATTCGTTGGCCATTTTTAAGTGAATCGGATAGAGAAAAACAGAGAACTAATTTAGAAAAGTATGATGCAAGAATTAGAGAACAATTCCGTAAAGCTCTTAATATGTTTGATTTTCTTGGAGTGATTGGTGATGATGAAGGTTCGTGGGGTAGTCTTTATGGAGATGCAGCAACAGATAAAATGGGATATACTAAGGATGGTAAAACAAAGAGTGAACAAGATGGTACTGCGAATACGGAAGGAAATCGTGGATTCTTAGGTTGGAGATCT